TTCACTCGAAAGGACGGCAAACCATGCGGACTCGACTGATCACACTCCACGACGGCCAGCAACTCGCGACCGATGACCCGGAACAAAACGCCTACCTCGAAGGCGCGATCGCCATTCCACCGTCGCCACGCTGCGATGCATGCGGGCACCAGATGTGCCCCGATTGCGGGTCGTGGTGCGATCACCTCGTAATGCTGGACGCCAACGGCAACCCCACCGAAGTCACGAAGATTGACGACGCATGCGACGTCGAGTGCTGTTGCAACGGCCAATGCAAGGTCGATCGGTTCGAAGTGTCCGAGTGGCTTTTCACCATTCAACCACTGCTGATCACCGCCCACCTGGAGAACCGCCCAATCATCGGCGCGGCTGGTCCCTACATTCCCACGCCGATCCTTCGGGCTCGGCGCCTCACAACAGAAAGAATCGAAGATGGCAGCAGGCAAACGGTATAACGTGATGGTTCCGCGGCAGTACAAAACGTCCAGCGGCGAAGAGAAGACGACCTTCTGGCAAATCGGCACGGCGTTTCCGCTGCGTGAAAAGGACGGTTTCAGCATCGAGCTTTGGAACCGCTTTCTCCCCAGCGGGCGACTGGTGATGTTCATACACGAGCAACGCGAAGACACACCCGAGCCACCCCCAGAAGATGACGTGCCGTTCTGAACGCGATGCGAGACTCAGGCTTTTACTGGATCCGTCTCTTCCCAAAAGCTCGCCCCGAAGTCGGGTATTGGAACGGTGATAGCTGGCAAGTCTGCGGGTCCGCTGAGCCCGAACCGGACGATGGCAACGTCCAGGTGGTCGGCAACCGGCTGATTCCACCGGGCGACCCTGACCCTGACAACCCAACGCCGCCACCGAAGCCGAATCCGAAACGCAAGGCCTCGAAGCGATGAAGCAACACCGGGCGACCTGATCGACGATCAGGTCGCCCGCTGCCTTTCACTCGCTGGGAGTCGACTTCCGAAGCGGCTTGACGATTCCCGCGCCTCCCAGCGCGTTCAGAATCAGGCTCGCCACCGTGACGATCGTTCCCCAGTGCTCCGATAACCATTGCATCGCTGAATCAGCCTCTCTCGCCTCAGGCAGGCGTACCGTTTGCCATCTCGGGACGAATCATCAGACCCATTCGCCAATGCAGCAAGTCTTGCTTGAAATTGCCGCCCACCGTTATCGTCTTCGCGGTGTTGTCGATCGACTGGATCCTACCGTTGCCACCGAACGGGTTGACGATCGAATCCACGTAGTACGATGGGAAAAACCAGTCTCCCACCGACACGTAGGAACCGATCGTGGTAGGCGCCAAACCCTCCCCGTTGACGACATTCAGCAGCACTGGGCTGCCTGCCACCATATCGGCATAGAGCACGTCCGCACTCGCGCTGGGGGAGTAGACCCGGCAATTGATGGTATCGAAGACATCGCCATTGGGCAGCGGGGTCAGAAGGTTTTCGTTCTTATCGAAGCCAGTCTGAGCCTGAGCGCTGATCACGTCACCCGTGCGCGCGTACACCCAGAAGGTCGCCCCGGTGGCTCGACTCTGAATCACGTCGCCAACGCCACCACCCGAATAGCTCAGGAAGTCGGCATCCACCCCAGAGAACGTGAAGGTGATATTGCGCCCGACCTGAGTGATCACCCCGCCGGCGCCGTTCGCTTCGATGAAGCGCGCCGGCAACGACACGGGAAAGCCAGCGTCACCACGAATCGAGCACTTCACGCGCTCGCTGTAGGATGGCATGCACCGATTGCGCGGCGCGATGTTGGCGTGCGAGAAGAGAGAGACGCTGAGGTTTGCACCCGTGTCGAGGTTGAAGACGTTGGGCGCTCGAAACGAGTAGTATTCCAGCGTCGTCGCTGCCTTGTTAAAGCTGAAGCCCTGAGTGGCGTTGTACGCGCACTGAGCCCAGCGCTGCGACGGCGGCCCGGCAACGTGGAACATGGTGCACTCGCGGAAAGCGAAGCCGCGAGCCGTCTCGCCATCGGCGCCAGCGTCCGTGCCAAAGAAAGCGAAGCCTCCCCAGGTGTCGTTCCTGAAGCCTCCAAAGAAGCAACTCTGAAAGGTGACGACGCTGGTGCAGCGGTTGTCAAGAATGTAGACAGGCACGCCATAGGTCTCCCACCAACTGAAGCCCAGATCGCACCCGGAGAAGAGCACGGAGCCCGCCGTCTCAGCGGCATTGCCCAGCGTGCCAATGCGATAGATCGCTTCGGCATAGCAATTGTAGAACGACGGCCCTTGACCGTAGCTGAGCGTCCGAATGTCGAACATTTGAACGCACCGGCTCCACGCCGTCGAGTAGCAAGCCAGGCCCGGTTGCCCGATCTGCTTTCCGAAGGTCGCTGTGGAGAACGTCGTATGCACCGAGTCGAAAGCACAGTTCTCGACGGTCGGCACGCGCGACTGGCTGTTGCCCCAGCTGAACGCATACGCGCACCGAAGCACGATCGCCCGGTTGATATGCGTGTAGTCGCCGTTGCCGTCGTAATCTCCCGGCTGTTGCACGATTGCAACATAGTAACCGTCGATCATCACGTCTTCGATAAGAGTGTTGCTCGAAGCCCCTTTGTTGTACTGAGCCACCGGCCCCAGGAAAGCAGGATAGTCAACGTCAGGGTAGTGCACCACCGGCTGAGGCCCACTGTACGCATCGATCGCGATGCCAGCGAGCGGCGCGTAGCGCGATGAAGCGCTCGCGGGGAAATCGGGATCGATCCAGTTGGCAACGTTGAGAACCCCCATCGTCTCGCCCTGGATCAAGTTGAAGAGCCAAAGCCCATTCGGCCCCAGCATGCTGAAGCCTCTCACCACCACGTTGCGACCGCCCTGGACGTTGATGCCCGGCGCGTCGTTGAACGTCTGGAAGAGACACGTCCCGCTCGCTTGCTTGTGATTCGTCCCGCCCGATCGCATCCCTTCGCCCTCGAAGACGACCGCTCGGAAGTCGATCCCATAGCCCACCTGAATCGTCCGATCGATGCGCATCAGCGCGCCGGGCATGCGCACTCGCGGGCCACCTCCCGAGTCCGCGAGCTCGTCTTTGTAGACGGCATAATCGATCGCGTTCTGATTCGCTGGCGAAGCGTCATACAGCAGACTCCCCGCATAGGCATCGATCTGCTCTTCCAACGACATGAAGTCCGTCACCCAGATCAGATCCTGATCGCGAGTATACAAGCTTCGAACCGTTGCGCCGTCACCGCGCGAACGCCACGCAACGTCCGCGAGCGGGTCGATCTTGCCGCTGGGAGAGCGGCGCGTAGTCAGAACATCAATAGCCATTGGGTTGCTTTCAGCCTTTCGACGTCCAGGGGTTGCCTAGGGAGTACTCCAGTTGCAGATCAGGCACGTAGCGAAGGCCCGACTCGCCCGCATGCGGCAACGCCGGCGGCCGATCCGAATTGGGCGCCGCGTCTTCCACGAAGTCGCTGGTTGCCACCTCGAAATCCGTCTCGTCCGCGAGCTCGACGAACTGAGCCATCACGTTGTCGGCTTCGGCTTCGGCTGAGGCGGTGGCGGTGGTGGCGCTGGCCGCGTCGCACCATGCAGAGTAGAGCTCGCCGGCCGTGCTCGCCGCGTCGCAGCAGACACGAAGGCTTCGAGCGTGTTGCGCTGAGAGGAGTCGAGCCTGAGTCCGAAGTCTTCGGCGTCCTTCCAGCGCGCGTGCCATGCGCGTTCTGTGCTTAGGGTCAACTGATCGGATAAGGTCTCGCTCCTCTTCATCGAGCGGGACAAAAGCCGGTGCAACGACAGCACCCACAACACCAGGACCACGATCGCGACGTTTTGCGCGGTCAACCAGCGTTCCAAACCTTCGGGCGATGGCAGCAACGGATCCATGCAACATGAATCGTAGCATCCCTGCCACTTAAATAAGCGTCAACCTGTATCACCCCCCTTGCGACGCAAAAATGCCTCATGCCGCTCCCTCAGGCCGTTGGCAATCTGCTCAGCTCCCCAGGCATTCGCGCGCGCCACGTTTTCGTCAACGGACTGCTGAAACCGCGCTTTCTCTGCCTTTTTCGCCGCGTCGGCTTCAGCCACCGCGGCTTTTCTCACTTCCGCCGTTTCGAGCGCCTCTTGCGCCCGGCTCTTCCAGCCCGGCAACCGACGATCGCGAATCAGTTGCTCGAGCTTCGAGCGTGGCGGTTTTTTAGCCACGACGCGCCCTGAGCCGCTCCCGCTCGCGCCTGAGCTCGCGCGCCAGCGCGATGCGTTGCTCGAAGGCCCGCGGCTGCAACGTCACCAGCGTGTCGACCGCCAACAGGGCCGATAGGGTTGCCCAGACCGGCGCCTTGCGTCGCCCGGGGGCGCGCGTCGGCCGCACCCGGTGCCCCGGCGCCGTCCGGTCCGGCGCCGGCGGTGGCCCGGCGGCTTCGCCAGCGAGGCGCCGCTTCGCTTCGAGCTTGCGCGCGTCGATCGCGATGCGCCTCTTTGCGCGCCGGGCCGCCCGGGTCACTTCGCGTCTCGCTCCCGGCGCCAAAGCATGGTGACGCTCCCCGGCTCCACCCGATGACCGTACGCCAGCCACCCATCACCGTTGGGCCGCGGAATGTCTGCAACGCCGCCGTCGCCTACCACTGCCATCGTGACCGACCACTCTTCGATCGGCTCCCGCTCCGCTTCATCGTCCTTTTCATCAGGCTCATCCAATGGATCCGGGTCCGGATAGAGTTGTTTCAGCACCATCGGCAACAGCATCATGATCAGCGTTCCCAGCCCATCGCGCTTCAGCTGAGCCTCGCTCTTCGGCGCGGTCTTCGGCTCTTCGGGCTCGCTCGCAGCTTCGTTGATCGGCGTCGTTTCTGGCTCGCTCACTCGTGATCACCTTTCAGGGCACGAAGGTGCCCCAGCTTTTCTAACCACCCCCGCACGTCGCGCAACTGACTCAGCGCTTCGTTCAGCGATAGAGTCCCTGCCGCCACTGCAATCAGAATGCCTTTCGTTGCCCGGTCCGCCTGACCACGCACCAACGCATCGAGGCTTTCAGTCCAAAACGTTGCCCCCAGCACATACAAATTCACACGCTCCCAGGGCGGCATTGGACGTCGCCAGTCGTCGATCGGCTGAGGCCGCTCGGTCCCATGGTTCATCAGACGATGCTGTTTGATGCCCCAAAGCAAAGCGCCGCGCACCGCTGCGCGCGTCGCTAGGCGGTTCTCAGGCTCAGGCTCGGGAAGTCGCCAGTTTTCGTCTTCCGGGCGCTTTCGCTGATCCCACTCCGCTTGCAAGTGCTCGATCGCACCAGCGCATGCACTCACGCGCAGCGCCGCCGGCGGCCCGTTGCGAATGACGTCGAGCTCAGCTTCGGTGGCCGGCCGTGGTGGAGCACTCACCAGCCGCAAATGAGAACGTCGCCCCATGCCGGGGCGGAGCATGCCACTCCAGGGTCAGCGACGTCCAGCGCTACGCGCCGCCGGCGGCGCTGCACCGCGCACATACAGGCGAGCGTTATCCACGCGCCACTGTTGCAGCGCCGCCACCGGAAACAATCGGGCCCGCGTCGCGTCCAGCGAGCGCAACGACTCGCGCAAGCTACCCGTCTTCGGCTGATTCGATCGCTTCGGTTGCCCCATGCTCCACCTGAACGGCAGCGTTGCCGTCACCTGTAGAGCGAGGGAAGGCCCACACTGTAGTCACCTTGCGCATGAGCGCGGCGCACTCGGCGGGTGTCAGCCGACCCGCGACACGAAGCCGGTGCAAACGAACAGCACGCCGCGCCTCCCGGGGGCGAGTCGTCCAGCCCGGCGCACGAGAGCAATCGGGGCAAGGGAAGTCGTGCGCAGCAAGGTCAAAGGATTCATGCCCGCACGCGAAACACACCCACGCGGGCCGCCGCTCATTGAGCACCGGCTTCCCATCGTCACCATACGAAAAGGTCATTCTCTCAGGCGGCAGGTACCGATCAGCCACGGCCAGCCCCCTTCAATCCCTCCCTGATCAGCTCGCTCGATAGCGACTTGACAGCCTCGCTGATCGTCACACCACGGCCAACGATCAGGCCGCCTTCGAGAAACGTGACGCGCAGCGTGTACCCTTCGGCGTCGCGAGTGAAGCTGTAGCGCCTGAGCGCGTCTTCCTGCATTTCCCTTTCCATTTGCTCCAGAAAGGCCAGCAAGAGAGCAACGTCTTTGCCATCGAGGTGAGGCGCTAGGTCCTCCAGATACCCACTCACGACGGGTCACCCTTCACCACCAGACGCCCCCTTTCGTCGCAATCAACGATCGAGTGAGGGTATGCCTCAGAGATACTCTGACTGACAGCCTGAAAGCATTCGCCACAAACAATGGCCAACACCTCATTACCGACGCGGACGTGAATCCCATCGTCCTTCATCTCCTTAGCGCATTTGCCGCACCGGCTAAAGCAACCCGAAACACCTTCCTTAGCGAACCAAAGCGATCTGTTTTTCATCACGACGGGTCACCCTTCACCACCGCAAAGCCCAGCGCCGCCCGCACCACGACAACCGTTTCCAGCATCATGTCCGATGGCCCCTCGATCGGCGCGTCACCCATGAACGACAACACCGAGTTGAGCGTTTCGAGCGCCACCGGTGACGGCAAGCGCACGACGCCACCGCCATCAACCTTCGCTTTCAGAATGAGCTGAGCAAGGCCAACGCGATTCGACAACCGTTGCACTTCAGCAACTCTCGAAGCCCCCAGCTTTGCCCGATCGTTCATCCCTTCACCGCCGCATTGTCGTACGGCTCCAGAAGACCGTTGATCACACCGCGAAGGTAGCGAAGTTGCATGGGCGTGAAGCTGAACGCGATCATCACCCCACCAGGCACCGTCTGTATCTTCTCAGCCGGCGCGCCAGCGAGCAACGCGAAGCCCGCCGGGCCTTCACCGAGCCATACCCCCGTGCGCTTCGCGTCGATTTCTTTGGTGATCACCCGGTGCCCGTCTTCGAGCTTCGTGGGTGCAGACCCATGCCAGTACCCGTTTTTATTCGGTCCGTTCATTGTCAATCTCTTTTCTTTCAGCTATCTCACCAGCGGCGGCCAACCCCATCCAAAAGCAAAACCATGCCCAACACCAGCCGATCAGGCTGAGTATCGGGTGCGCCAGCATAAATTCCGTCATTGCTTGATCTCACCCAATTCCACCGCGAGCCTGTACCGCAACTCCTCGACGAACAGGCTCCGATCCTCGTCCCGAGCGTGCACCGCGCGCGCAACTCTAGCGGCCAAGTCCTTTCCGCGTTGCTCGGCTGCCAATTCTGCCCGGTTGCGCTCCCACCATTCCGGTGGTGGCTGAGCTCGCGCCGGCGGATCATGTGTCGAGGGGAGCCCTTGAAACCAGGTGGGCGCCACCACATAGGGAAGCTCGCCCAACACCCCAGCGCTCCACGCGGCTTCGAGCGTCACGTGCAATCCCTGCCGCTGCACCTTCACCAACGTATCCCAGTCGCGATCGATAATCGACCCGAGCAACCTCGAAGTCTCGCTCGGATCCTGCTCTTCAGGCTCTTCGCCTTCCGCGTAGCGATCGGGATCGAGCCCCAATTCTTCGCGCGATGAAAACGTGATCGTCTGAGTCCCGAAGCTCGCCCGGAAAAGCTCAGACCATGCACGACGCGCCGGCGTTCGAAGCGGGTGGTGGTGGCGCGTCGCGAGCCGCGCCACTTCCCACAAACCATAGCGCGCGATGCCATCGCTCCCAACGCGACCGAGCTTATCGTTGTTCGTCAGCTCGAGCCCCAGCTTCGAGAGATACGTCGAGGCCCGGTCAGCGCTGCGCGCCCATTCGACTTGCACACCGAGCCCGACGCGCTCGCCTTCCGAGTTGACCTTCCAGCGCTCCGGCATGATGCCCGCCACCGTGAAGGCATCGAGCAACCCTGAGATACGTTGCATCGAATCGCGCAACGGCTCGCGGCGCGGCAACAACTTGGCACCGAAGACGCGACGCGCACGCTCCACCAAAGACGGACAATCCCGCTCCCGCGGCACACTCAGCGGCAACGGCCCATAGAAGCAACAGGGGCACTCGCTCGGATGCTTGCACGGCTCGCCGGCGAGCACACGATCGGCGAAGCGCTTGAAACGCATCAGCGACGTTTCGAGCGATGCGCACCAGCGATCATAGAAAAACTGTTCGAGCTCGGCTTCGGTGTAACTCACCTGCCGAAGAAAAATCAGCGCGTGAATGTGCGGGTGCCAGCCATGCTCCAGACTCCACGTGCGATCGTGCGCGCGCACCGTCTCAGGCTTGCCCCCCAGCATCGCGGCGAAGTCCTGACCGTCTCGCCCGCTGAACAGGTGCCCGAAGGCATCGCGCCCCAAGCGATGCATGAGCGCCAGCTTCATGCCGTGGTGGTGGCGGAACGTGAAGGTTCCGAAGAGCACTTTCCGATCCTTCGCCTCCCAGTTGTCGATCGCTTGCTTGATCTCGCCTGAGCGCTCCCGCTGCCACTTACGCGTGCAAAACGGGCAAAGTGGAGACTTGCACGTGTGCACCCCCTGAACGCTGAGGCGCGAGCCATCTTTGCCCGCGTACTCCACCAGCTGCACCGTGGGAGTGACGCGCCGGAGCCGACAGGTGTCCTGATTCCGACCCATCAACCCTCTCAGCCCATTGGCCAGGTGGGCAACGGCGGTTCCGTCAGGGGTGGGGCGATCGCTTCGCGCTCGCTGACCCTCGAGTCCGCGGACGGACTCCCTCCCATCTGCCGAGGCGTTCACCACTGCGACCCCCGGGCCGAGCTTTTCCACTGAGCGCCCGTCGCCCCGCCCGGGGGCTCGCTCGCCGTCAAGGGGATCGCCCGCTCAGCTGGGCTGGCTGCCGTTGGACGCGCTACCGTGGCGCAATGACAGACGGCAAAATCACCACCTGCCAACACGGAGTCGGTTTCCACTTGCGTTGCGACGCTTGTGCTGCTGGTGCCCGCGGCGAACCGCAAGCGGATGCACCGGACGCCACTTTCCAAAGCAATATGAATCGAATGACGCTGGAATGCTTCGCTCGTATCGAGCGGCGCGTGATCGAGCTCGAAACCAGCGGCAACCCCGCAACCAGTCGACTCGCCGCCAAATTCGAAGGGTTGTTCCGGCGCGTCCTGAGGCTGGAAGAGCTCGCCTGCACTCCCGAGCCTTGCCCATGCGGCGACAACCAGCGGCCCTACCACGGCGCCGGCTGGTGTCAGTACGGAACCAGCGGACGGCTCGCGCCGCTGGCGAATCGCCAGTCTCACGGCATTCCGGAGTCCTTCGACGCCTTCGACGATCAGCCCCTTCCCAGGCCGACCGCGGCCGACCTGGAGCGCTGGCGACGGCAGGCGGCCCTTTCGGCCCGACACAGCCCCAGTGGACTGCTCGAGCCGCTCTTCCGGGTCATCCGGATCCTGATTGCCGAAGTCGACCGCCTGAACGGGGCGCTGCGCGATCACCGCGAAGGGAACGGGTAAATGACCTGGTGTCGTTGCCCCGAATGCAACGCTGAAGCCGGCATTGAATGCGCGGTCAGTTGCCCCGGTGGCGAAAGGCGATTGCTCGCCCAAATCGAAGAGCTCCTGAGCAAAGCCCCGTTGCCCCGGCCAACAGACGCTGACCTTGCCCGCTGGAAGCTCGCAACGGCGGGCGGTGGCGTGTCGGCCTTCGCCCGCTGCATTCGCATCCTGATCGCGGAAGTCGAGCGCCTCAGGGGCAGCGAGCAAGATGCGAAACGGCGCTTCGAGTTGCTGAAGCGCGTAGCGACTTACGCGGTGATCGACCCGGTGGGCATTCCGTACGGCGGCCACCGCATGCGTGGCCTCGAAGTCGAAATCGAAGCCGAGTGCTCCCGTGGCCCTGGTGGCCCTGTAGACGAGCCACCAAAGAGCGAGGCTCAGGGCGAAGGCGAGCGCCGTCCAGACGCGCCGGCGGCGCCGCTGGACGCGCCGGCTGGGCACCGAGAGTAGGAACGGGAGCTCGCTGGTGTCGGACGACCTGCACTCGCCCTGGGGCGCGCTGCAACGCCGCTCGAGCGCGCGCGCACGCTGCCTGCCCCAGCCCGGGGGAGTCGGGCCGCGCCTGACAAGGCGCCCTTTCAGGCCCATCACCAGCCTCCCGGGGCACGACTCGGGTTATCCGCGAAGTGCCTAGACAAACGAGCCGGACCATGCATGCACCGCACGCTGGCCACCCACCAAACCCGCGCCGCGGTCAACCCGGTAACGAAACCAGCCACCACCCAAACCGCGATCAGCGCAACAACATCCCAACGGGTGCGCTTGACGCGGCGATAGGTCATGTGCCGTTCCCGAGTTTCGAGGCCAGCTTCGCGCGCCGGCAGCCGTCGACGCATGCGCCCGGCGGATAGCCGCACGTCGAGGCGCACTCGTCCGGCGCCAACATGGTTGGCCGCGCCGCCACCTCAGGTGTGCACGTGCACGACGCGCAGCATCGCTGGCGAAGCTTCGAGCGTTTCGCTTGACAGAGACGCTCGCTCATGCCGCACGACGCACACCACGCTGGCCGCGCTGAGCTCACGGCTTCGGCTCCGATGGATCGGGCGGTGTTCCCAACTTTGGCGCGTTCGTCGAAAAGTTGGGCTCGACGTCGTGCCCCTCCCCGCTGGTGAGGATCGCGCTCCGGCGGTTCGATTCCGACGCGCCGCGGTACAGACCGATCGCGCTGCAATGCCGGCAACCCGCGCCGCACTTGCGGGGGTGAATGGGCTCGCCCCCCATTCCGAGGTTGACGAACGGCGCCGGGCCTGAAACGCGCTCAACCGCGGTCGGCACACATTTGCAGCGAGCGCAACAACCACCGCCGCGTTTCCGGCAAGCGGACGCGATTGCGTGACAAAATGCGCAAGCTATCGCCCCGGTTTGCTGAGACAAAACCTCGCTCCCCAGCGCTAAGCCGAGCGGCGGGAGCGCGCGGTCACTGTCACCAGTGGCCGCCCGGGTCGTACGGGGTGTTATGCCGCACGCTCGCGCCGCTTGACTTCGCTGTATTTCGGTGGTTGGATTCACGAGTTAGTCGCGTTTCTGGTGTGAGAAATTGCCCCGTTAGCTTCGGTTAACTGTGTCGTTTTTCTGATCTGAGTCGTTGCTCTTCGCTGCACTTTGCCGTCTTCGAACTAGCTCTACCTGATCGCCGATTCCGATTGACAATGGCTCCCCGAAGGCTCGCCTTCGGGGAGTTTCGCTATTTAGGGCCCTGGACTCGCCTGCTCTTCGCGCGGCAAATCGAAACCCGCGCGCGCGCCCACACACCAGCGGCAGTCACACGAGTCCGGATCCACGATCGCATCAGCGTGCACGGGGGAACGCGCAGCGTCCGCAAGCCGTTGACACTCAGCAGGTGTGAGCGTCACCCAAATGCGATCGCACTGGTCAGCGAAACGAGCCTCCTCTTCCTGAGGCAGCACGCCGCCCGCCCGCCGGCGCGCTTCGAGCCACTCCATTTTTGCTGCAGTGTAACGCTCGCTTCGTGTTTGCTCTTCGAGCACCACCGGATCGACACCAGCGTCCAGGCCTTCGAATTGCTCGCCCGCCGCTGCCTTCGGCGCGGGTTGCTTCGGCTTCAAATCGACGTAAAGCGTCTTCGCTCGCGGCACGATCACCTGAGCATCTTCGATCCCGTAGGAGTAGCTCCCCTTATGAAATAGCCGCGCGCGCGTGTCGATCAGCAACGACTCGCCCGCCGCTTTGAGCCGTTGCACAAACGAAATGTCTTCGCCGTTGTACCAGGTGCCCGACACGTCCAGCGCGAAGAGCGGCCACACACCATCGATATCCGGGATCGGAGTGTGCAGCCGCGGCATGTCGAAATGCTTCACGACCCGCTCGATCACCGCCCACGGGATCGCAGTGAAGCCGAGCCCGCTCCACGCCCCAGCATACAGGTCACCCCCTTCAAAGAAGGTCGCCCGCCGGTACATCTCATGAAAGCCAGCGATGATCTTGTCACCGCTTTTGCGCATGCAATAGGCGCCGCTCACCACCGCCTGATTCGCCTCAGCCGAGCGAATCAGCGCTGCAACATCGCCCGGCTGGAAGAGAATGTCATGGTCAATGAAAACGAGCCCGCGATGCCCGTTCATCTCCACCATTCGCACCAGCGCGGCTCGCGCCAGATCGATGTAGGCGCAAGCGGTGACCCTGTAGTGTTTCAGCGTCGGGAGCGCTCCACGGAGCCACCGCTTGCAATCATCGTGCTCTATGTCGACCGCACCCCAGTACGGGGTGCAGATCGCATAGTCGGGCAAGTCCACCGCGATCGGATCCATCTCTGTCGTCATGCTCTTCCAGAAGCCTTTCGAAAGGTCAGGACTCGATCAGTGGTGTACGCACTCCGCCCACATGGTCTGAGCGCTCAGCGTCGCGTTGGCACCCACGTTGATCAGCTGAAGCGTGATCACGCCAGTCACCGCAACGAAGGCCGACGCGATCCCGATCCCACCCTGCAACGCCGCGAGCGGGGAGACCTTCACGATATCGCCCACCTCAGCGCCAGTGAAAGCCGCCGTTGCCGAAGCCGAAGCCGTGACGGCAACGGCGGTTTGCGGAACCGCGATGGCTCCGATGTTGGCGACGATCTCGCCGCTCGATCCGTTTCGAACTACCTGTGACATTGCTTGCTCCTCACTTCAAAACGCGCTTGATCGCGTAGACACCTAGCACCGCCGCGAGTGCCCACGGCGCGAGCCCCATCACCAGTTTCGTGGCGAAGTCACCCGGGCCCGACCCCTGTACGATCGGGATCTGTTTGACGTCCCGCTCAGACGTCGCATCCGCCGGAGCGATCGTTGGATACCCCGGGCCGTTCCAAAATACCATGGCCGGCGCGACAACATCGAACAGCACCCACTCCCAGCCATCCGTCGCCGACTTGCTCGAAGCGCGCACCGCCACCGATCCCTTGTTCTGACCGAGCCACACGTTGAACGGGAGCAAGTCATCCGGGGAAAGGTCGACCCAATATCGCCCCTGAGGCAGCGGGTTTGCGCGCTCGACAGCCATTCAGACCTTGAACCCCGCTCGCTTCAACGCAGCGTTTTCGACCTTGATCATCTGAGCGACGACGCGATCGAAGGCACGACCCATCGCCTTCACCGACGCGGGATCGCGGGCAGCCTTCGCCAGCGTCAACGCTGCCTCGAGCTTGTCTTTCGCCTTGTGCAGGTTTTGATACTTCGGGTTGTGCTCGAGGCCCGCGAAAACCTCGCTTCGCGTCTTCGGGCCTGCTTTCTTCGCTGCCATCGGCTCAGCCTTTCGTCTGGACGTGCTCGACGACGCTCCCGGGCGGAATGCCCAGGTCGTCAACGAACGCACGGGTGGTGGCGCGCGCCGGCGGCTTCGGCTTCGCCGGCGGCGCGGGCTCAGCGGGAGCCGCGGCTGCCTCAGGGGCAGCCTCAGCGGGAGCCGCGGCCGGCGGCGCGGACTTCGGGAGCGCGCGCGCGATCTGTTGCCCCAGGTCCTGAAAGAAACCCAGCGCGACGTCCCTGATCGCATCCACGACCGCGGCGGGGTTTTCTGCCGTCTCGAAGGCAGCCGCGAGCAACGTCGACGGCTCCGGCGGCCCATCGAGCACCGACACCACCTCGACGACGGGCGGCGCCACCACGGGGCGCGCAGCGGCCTTCGCTGGGCTCTTCGCCCCAGCCGCCGGCGCCGCCGGCTCCGGAGCTCGCACGATCCCTAGCTTCGCCTCCACGGCCGTCATGGTCCGCTCAATCACGTCGAGGCGGCTTGCCGCACCCTGAACGCGCTTCAGGAAGTCAACCACGGGGGTGACTTGCTTTTTGACGATCGAAACCTCGACTCGGAGCCCTTCGAGCGCCTTGTAGACGCCGTCCTGACCGCTCATTGCACTACCTCGCTACCTTTGCCGTTGACCGGCGTTTTCCCAATTCCAGAGACCCGGCGCAAGGTCGCTGCCTGCTCTTCGGTCAGGGTCCCTGACTCGAGCAGCATCAAAAGGAGCGCCGGGTCTATTGTTTTGACAAACGACGCCAAATCGGTCGTCGCGAAGAAACGATCCAACAACGCCGGCGCCTTCGCCTTGAGCAAGGCCAGCGTCTCGTCCTTCCGCCGATCGGCGGCCTGTTGCTTCGCGAGCTCCAGGTCCCGAATGTGCTTCGTGGTCAGGAGCTCTTCGCGAAGGACCGCACTTTCCAGGTCCTTCGCCCGTAGCGCGCTGAGCTCGCTCAGGGCCGACGCAGTAACCTTTTCCGCGAGTTGCATCGCATACTTGATCGGGTCCGTTGACATTTTCAGCAGATCGGCGATCGCCGTTTGCTGCTGAGCAATCACCCCACGGAGCTCCTTAACGACCGCGGGGAGCGGGTCGGAGTAATCCCAGTCATCTCGCGCGGGTCGCTTCGAAGCCGGCTCTTTTCGTTCAGGGGCATCCGGCGGGACGTCGCGAGCCGCGCGCCCCTGTACCGCTCCCTCGACGCCAAAGAGTTCCTCCATTTGCGATGGGTCAATGCGCAACGACTCGTCCGGGCAACGCCACACAACCAGCCGCCCCGTGCGGCAATACGAGGTGACCTGCCGCTCGCGCACGCCCCAGCGGACGTGCGCCTCGAGCTTGCGCGGCCACGCCTTCCAGTCCTCCGTTGCCGCAATGTGTTGCGGGAGCTCGGTGGGCACGACCTTTCGGAAATTCGTGGTCTCACCCATCGTCAACCTCGATGCCTACGCTGGCTGAGCGCGCTCCACACGAGGGGCAAAAAAAAACCAGCCCAGCCGCGGTGATGGCTGCAACGTTTCGCGGCGTGCTCGAAGCCACCGGGGCAGGCGAAGGCGCCGGCGCAGGCGACTGGGCAGGCTGGCTGTAGGTCGGACCGCTCAGATAGAGCGAGCGCTCACGCTCGCGACGCGCAACCAACACCGGGTTGACGGCGCCGGCGGAATTTTTCCAGAGACGAAAGGCGTCCGCCGCTCCCTGGTAATCACCGAGGTTGTGCAAGCGCTGCACCGTCGAGGTGGCGAAGCCGCCGTCCTTCTGGCGCGTCTGATCGCCGATCCCGATGTTGTACGCCAGCGACACCATTGCATCGAATTGCTGCTGGTTGGCGACGGGGGTCAGATACGACACCGCCGCTTCGCGCGAGACGCGATCAGCATCGAAGAGCCGATCGGCTTCGGCGCGAGTGATCGTGTACCCCTCCCACTGGGGGCCTTTCCCGAGCTGATGCCCGTAGCCGACGCTCCAAAGCTGAGCGTTCTGATCCGCGATCGGCGGGTCGCGATAGGCGGTGAGGCTGAGCCCTTCTTCGCCCTTGATGAATTGAACGCCGGCCGGGCTCAGTCGCATGCACGCCCCCGCTTCGCTTCAGCGCGACGACGCAGCATCACCACCGTGTCCCAAAGCACCGGCAACGGCCACACGGGCACCAGCCACGGCCAGCCCCACATGCCCGCGCGGGCCTTCGGGTCGACGATCGGAACCGCGATGCACAGCAGGCACCCGGTCATCCAAATGGCCAGAAGGATGCTCAGCACGATCCCACCGAAGGCGCTCACAGCGGGCGCTCCTCGGACGGCGTGCGAAACGGCCGTCGATAGACCACGGCAACCACCAGCGTCCTTCCCGCCCCCCCTGCCGCGCGCTTCGCGCCGCCCCCCCCCAGGGGGCTCGCGGAACGGAGCCCGCTGCGCGGGCCTTCGGAACCCGGGCGACCACATGGCTCAGCTCCCGCGCGCTCGCCGGGGCGTGGCGGGCGGCGCGGGCCGCGGCGAGCGTCCGTAGCATCAGGTGCGGCGCCCACACGAGTAGCGGCGATGCTAGGGCGTCCGCTCCCCTCGTGTGAGCGCGGGCCAACGCGACGACGCGCCGGCGGCGCGGGCCGCGGTGGATCCTCCACGACACCGAAGGCGGCGCGGAACGGGTTGAACGTGAGGGGTGCTGCCATAGTGAGGGGGGGTCAGAATGCGAGGAAAAATTGCAGCCCGAAGACTTCGCCGGCCGTGCCGGCAACGGTCGTCAGCACCACCTGATTCGTGCCAGCTGGGATCGCGATGCCCTTTTCCTGAGTCAAGAGCTGATAGCAGGCGCCCACGTCGATCACCTTCATCGCAGCACTCGACAGAAACGCGAGCGTCGCGCCAGCGAGCGCGCTGGCGTCAGGCTCAGTCGTGTGCAGGCAGATCGATCGAGCGAAGTCCGGCAGCGGAACGGTCATCACCAGCGGCGTTGCACCGACCTGCTGTTCGAAGGGCGTGGTGTACGTAGGAGGCAACGCGCCAGCGCCACCACCCTTTCCGATCACCGCACCCACCGTCACCGGGCCCGGAGTAAATTCATCGAAGGGCCGCGGGTTGTATGGCACCAGCGACACGTTGATCGAGTTGCACACGATCGGGAGCTGAATGCCTTGCATCACATCGCACTCGATCACGTTGGTGATACCACCCACGCCATAGAGCACGCGCCCACGAAGCTCGAAGAGCGAAGACGACTCTTCCGTGTCGAGCGCCCGATCGAAGCGGAAAAACTGAACCCACCACGGCGCCGGCGGCCCCGGCAACGCCAGGTTTTCGAAGAGCGGGATCTGAAGCCCCTCGACGATCTGATCGACCTGCAACTGAGCACGAAAGCCGAACTTACCCGCCTGAGTCCACCACCCACGCGAAGGCTCGATCGTCTCGACGACATGCCGACCCTGGGGAGGTTCGACATAGCCAGCCGGTACCGGGTCCGGCTGGTATCCACCATTGAGCTCGAAGACGCGCGGTCGGTTTCGCCAGTCGTTCACAACGCCTTCACTTTCACCAGCCGAAGACTGGCTCCGAAACTAGTCATGGCCCCCGTGGCCTCGAGCGAGCTACCGATCGGCAACGACCGCGGCTCAGGCGCGCGAATCGTGAAGCTCACGTCCGATCCATCGAAGGCGATATCGAAAGCCGAATGGCTGATCAGCTCGAAGCGCACGTCCGCCTGAGCCGACGGGCTCGCTTCGAGATTGAAGTCGCCGCGATAGGTGAGCCGGTAGGTGTCACCGGGCACCAGCGTAGCCGTGCCGCGCGTGACGGCGCTGGGGTCACTCGGCAACACCCCCTTGAGCGCCCACCCGGCGAGCGCCGCCATAATCGCAGCGAGATAGATCACGCTGCCACGCCTTTTGCGGCGAGCGCCGCGGCTTCGGCTGTCTGCCGCATCACGAGTCCCGAAGAGAAGACCACGAAGCCGCCCGACCATGCCGCATTGGGGGTCTGCGTGAGGCTCGTGATGCCTCCCGCGTTCGACACCAGCCAAAGCGCGCGAGGCACCTGGACGGTTGCAAGAATTTGCTTCGTGGCTTGGTTGACGACGGGAGCCGTCGCATGGGGCTTCGTGGTGAGCGGCGTCGTCATGTAGCCGCCGCTCGAAGCATTGGCCGCGGCCAGCGCGGTCGTCACCGCCGGCATGCTCGCCACGGTCGCGAGCGCATCCTTCGCGTTGACGCTCAGGACTTGCTTGACACCAGCGGGCACCTTCGCCGCGATGCGGTCGGCACTCACGTCCGCCACCACGTCGAGCGCCGTCTTCGCGATCGCATCGCCCTTCGCCGCGGCTGCCTTCGCTTCGTTCAGGACGGCCGTCGCTTGCTTGCCGATCGCACCACCCGTCTCGATCGCGCTCAGCAACCGATCGGCGCTGGCCGCCGCGGCGAGCGAGCCCGCGCCAGCCGTGAGTCCGAGCCCGCCTGCCGCCGTTCCACCCGACGCGATGATGGCAGCGCCGGCGGCCAGGACCTTGCCTCCCATGATGAATTGATCCAGGTCCGTTCCCGCCTTGCCCGCTGGCCCTTCGGCGATCAGGTTGTTGAGCGCCACCGCGCGCGCGTGCGCATCCGTGCGCTGATCGCTGTAGCCACCCGGCGCGGCGTTGATGTTGGCCGTGCGGTTCGCGGCTTGCCTGATCGCTTCAGCGTTCGCGGCTCGCTCGGCATCGGTCAGCGTCGGCTTCGTGCCGGCCGGCGCCGGCGCCGCCTTCGGGGTCTCCACCGAATACTTCCCGTCCTTCGACATCACGACCCGCGCACCCGGAACGGTATTCAGCAGGTTGAGCGAGAACACGTCGAGCTTGACCCCAGGCGGGATCGTATTGGGAGCGAAGCCACCCGTTCCGGCATTCAATGCCGTAGTGACGGCGTTCGAAATGCCCGCCTGCACACCCGACAGAAGACCGCCGGCGGTGATGGCTGGTTTCGTCGAGGCCGGCGCCGGCGCGGCCTTCGCCGGCGCCGCCGGCGCCTTCGCCGCGGCTGGCTTCGTTGGCACTGCGATCGCTGGCGCCTTCGTTGCTCCCTTCGAGGTGGAGACGTTGACGGTTGGAAGCTTCGCGGCCGTGCTGATCTGAACGGCCTTCACCGGCGCCAGCGCCTTCGGAGCCGCGAGCGGAACGCGCGTCGCTTCGAGAAAGTTGCCCGTCTGAGCAACGCTCGCCGCACCCCAGATCGAGGCCATCTCGCCCGAGTCACCGAACGCCGCTGCCGTGTCGAAATCGTCCTGAGCCGTCATTGTCCAGCCCTTTCGGCTCGAAGCCGTCGCATGCACTCTCGCGCCGCTGCGCGCCGGCGCATGATGCGCGCGTTCCTACGCGCGGTGCGATCCGCGTCCTTCGCTAGCCGCTCGAGCGCGCGCGGGTCGGGCGCAGGCGGCAACGCTCGCGCCACGCCTTGCGGATAGAACTTGCTCCCGACCTGCACCCACCGGGGGCGATACTTTCGCTCCCAGGTGTGTTGCCAGGCCGCCGCGAGCTCGGCGTTGACGGGAAAGCCCCAGGTCATAGGCCCTTCGCCGCCTGCTGCCACTCTTCGGCGCGCTGGGGGTCATCCGGCACGAAGGCGAGCAAGCGCGCGCGGTAGGCCTGCTTTGCCTTCGTTTGGTGCTTTTTGCTCCAATAGAGCGGCTTCGGCGGGATAATCCCGTAGTTTTCCGCGAGCGCCTCCGCCGTTGCAGGCCCGTAGAAGCCGCTCGCCTTGAGTCCTTCCTGAGCCTGGAAGGCAGCGATCAGCGTCTTGTTTTCCTGCCCCGGCGGAGCGCCAAACAGCATCAGCGCGACGCGCGCCGCGAGCGCCTTGCGCGGCTCCGGGCTGTTCGGAACCATCGGCGGAATCACCCCCGGGAGCGGGGTGCCCGCGATGGGCTCCGGTGGCGCCCGGTCGAAACCCGGGTCGAACCCGAAGGCTTCATCACCCTGCATGCGCACCGCGCCGGCGCCGGCGAGCGCCGCGAGCGTGGCGGGCCCGACCTTGCCATCGATCGGCTTCAGCTTCGCGTTCGTCTGGAAGGCCTTCACCGCCTTCTCAGTGGTGGGCCCAAACTTGCCATCAATGTCGGCCGGCTTCAGGTACCCGAGCTCCGCGAGACGGGTCTGCAGAATGGTGACGCGCGGATCCACCGGCGCCGGTGACACCTTCACCAGCAACACGCCCTGGAGCTCCGCGGGCACCCCCTGGATCCATGGCCCCGGCGCGGGCAGCGTCGAGGCAGGTGGCGGCGCGGTCGGAACCGTCACCAGCGGCGCACCCGGGCCGCGCTTCGCGCTGGGCTGAGCCATCCGAGCGATCGTCAGGGCGCCGGCAATGCCGTCCTGAGGCAGGTTGTTGGCCTTCTGGAACGCCTTCACCGCCTTCTCCGTGTCGGCTCCAAACTTGCCGTCCGTGCCGTTCGAGCCGACGCTGTAACCCAGATCGAGCAAGCGGGCCTGCAACAACAGGACCTTGGGATCGAACGGCGCCGGCGCCGCCACCTTCCGAAGGACGACCTTCTGGAGCTCGGGAGGCACCCCGTCGATCCACGGCTGGAACGGCTGGGGAATCGTCGAGGCGGGCGGCTGAGGCACCCCAGGGGACGTGACGGTGCCCGGCGGCAAGCCCGGCGAGACGATCACGATCGGGGGCGCCGTTGGCACGACGATCGGCGGCGTCGTCACCGGCGGCGCCGTCACCACCGGCGGTGGAACGTACACGGGGGGTGGCCGCTGACCCGCTGCGATCTGAGCCTCGAGCTGAGCCGCAACGGCTTCGAGCTGAGCGGCTTGCGCGGTGAAGCCTTCCTGTCGGAGCCGACCCGCCTCGAAGCGGATCGCGTTCGGGTCCTGAGTGGCGAGCACGTTTGCAACGCGCTCAGCGACGCTGCCCGCCCCCGTTGGCGTGACGACGCTCCCGGGCGGCTGGGCACCGGGAACCGAAGGCGTCGAGGGAGCCGAAGGCGTCGAGGCCTTCGACTTGCTCGTGAGAAGTAGCAACAACGCAGCGCCCCCAGCGCCGATAACCAGTGGATTCATGCTCCGAAGTCCTTCCGGAGTGCGGCCACCTCAGACAGGTCTGAAGCGGAGCCCATCGCGAACGGCGTTCGCGTCATGTGAAGCGATCGAGCCCCCGTGGCACGATCGACCCAATACGAGATCCATGCACCAGCGCCGGGGCGCTCCGCCACATGAAACTGACGTCCGCTCGAATCAGGTGGCCAGGTGTAGGTATCGTAAGAACGACCGCTCGAGGCCTTAACTCGCGACGGCGCTGACCGCGTGCCTTTCGTCACCCCTGAGGGGAGATGATCGAAGGGTCCTTCGCCTTCCGGGTAGTGGCGACCGAGCCACCACCACGCCAACGCCGCCACTCCCAAGCCGAACAGTGCTCCCATGGATCCTCTAATGATGTTGCCGACCCCACGCGCCTCGAGCCACTGCCCCAGCGCGGACGAGCCGATCAGAGTGACGGCAAGCGCCGCCTCAAAAGTCCAAAAGCCTCGACGGGTCCCAAATACGACCACGACCGTCTCGCGTCTCGACGTGATAGAAGCGCCGGCGCTCCGGATCGCGCGGGTCACCCTGCGTGCGGCAGTAGAAGCGAAGCCGAGCCCCCAGGTCTCCGTGCTCGCGGGCCTCAGCCACCACCCATGGGCATAGCTGCGCGCAGTCAGCCCAACCGCGAGCAATGAGCTCAGGGTACGGGCAGAATTGCTCGATCGGCGGAGTAGCGGGGTTTGGGCCCGCCCACGGCTCGGGACGAAACCGAACGCCGCTCTGATAGATGGGTGGCACCTTCCCGGGGTTGCGCCGCATGAGATAGCGGTTGTTGTCCACCACCACCTCCAAAATGCGCTCAGCAAAGCCAGCCAGCACACCATCATCGTCGACACCGACCAAAGAAACGATTGCACGCACAGACTCTCTCGAGTGAAGGCCGGGAGCGCTGGAAGTCGCCCCCGGCCGTTGCCCAAACCGCCGATCAGTTGCCCAGCGACGTGCCGAAGAAAGCCGCGCGGAAGTCGCGCGTTTCATCGTCGATGTTCTGGACGGTCATCGTGATCAGGTTACCCAGGTTGGCCGTGTACGCCTCGATCTGAGAGTACAAAGCCACCTCGGAGAACAGGTCCACCGGGATCGAGCCGGGCCCGACAAACTGGTTGTCCTGACCGATCGAGTAGGCGGTGATCACGAAAAACGGCGCCGTATGCGTCGAGCTCGCGCGGAATTTCTCCGGGCGGAACGGACGCTGAGGCTTCAACTCGATATCACGCACCGGGTCAGCGGTCGTGACGGCAAGCGACGTGCACGGGAGAACCTGGGAGTACTCCCGACGAGGAGCCGTCTGAAGCACTGCCTTGCCACCGAGTTGCTTCGCCGCGATGATCGACTGTGCAAGCGCCTGCTTTGCAGGGCTCGAGGTGGGGTCACCGAGAATCTCGTACGCGCCGATGATCTCGTAATCCGCACCGAAGGCCGCACCGCGATACCCGGCGTTGGGCTGACCCCAAACTACCGGCCCCGGGCTGCCGAATTGCGGCTGGGCATAGACTGCCAAGCCAGGCTGACCCCACACGGGAGGCCTGCCGTTGCCGAAGTCCGCTTCATCCGGACCACCAAAATAGAGACCCATTTTTCACCTCGAAAGGCGATGCGCGGGCAGCACGTGGGCGGAACCGACCGCTACGCGACAACCAGCCGTTTGGGCCACGCAGGCGGGCGGCGCCGTCTCATAACCGGCGCTCCCACGCAGGCAGCGAAAATTAGCCAGGGCGTGCCGCGCCTCACTTCGCGGCCAGCCCCGAAACCTCAGGCCGCCGCGAGGACCTTTTCCGTCTCGCGCGCCGCGATGGCCGCGAGCATGCCCGCACCGAAGGCGCTCACTTGCTCGCCGTGCTCGTCCAGCATGCCCGTCATGGCCGCGGTGATCAGCGCCGCGCCGATCGCGCCAGCGGTGGGCACCTGCGTTCCGGGCAGATAGGGCATCTTCGAGGCGATCGCGCCGGCGGCAACGCCGCCACCGATCGTGATGACTGCCGTCGTACCTGTCTTTGCCGCCAACTTTGCTTCATCGCGCATGGTCGCGAGACGGGAACGAAGGCGCTCGATTGACTGGCGTGCGGTGCTGATCGACGAAACCTGATCGGCCATGGGCGGTGTTGCTCCGGTTGGAAGAGCGCCCCCGTGTGCCGGGTCCGGCGCTTACGTAACCAGATATTGAACCGCTTGCGGATAGGGGTCAAGCGATCAGTGGCCACGAATGGGTCACCACGCAAGGGCCCCTCCCCTCCCCCGGCGCCCAATGCCGATTGCCGCGCGCCAGCGACGCGCTGAGGCACGGGGGAGGGGAGGGGGTCACCCCTGGGGGGTACCGGCGCGACACGCGCGCTGGGGGCGCGTCAACGAAGGCAGGGGGCGATTAACGACCGCCCGGAACGCTGGCGGGAAACCCGGGAGACTTTGCGCGCTTGCTCCCCAGGCCAGCGCCGCTCAGCACTCCGGCACGGTTGCCCCAGGGTGCACCATCACGGCACACCGTACAACCAGAGAGACGACGCGCATTCCGGGATAGCTTCCAGCAACGCGATCCGAAGGCGAAGCGCCCCCAGCAACAACGCGCGGGCCCGGCGCCGCTCGAGACGCGCGCGGCGCGCCGGCGTTGCCGCCTCGATCACCGCGTCGCGCAAGTGCCACGGCATGCGGCGCGGAATGATCGCTAGGTGGCCCGGCGGCTTCGAACGCAGGAAACGTAGCCGCTGATCGTGGTGCTCGCGGCGAAGCCGGCGCCCCTTCGGCAAACAGCTTCGGCCTTTTCGCATCCACCTACACCAGACCACTTCAGCGACTCGAAACGGAACCGTCAATGGTCGGTACGCCGCACCTGGGGAGTGAAGGGTAGCGCGGGGGGAGCGCCCCAGCCCCAGGTGCGGCAACCGATAAGAGCTCGCCGGAAACGATGGCCACTAACACCAGTGTTTCGGCCTCACCACCGCCCCGGCTCCACCCCCCTTTACCAAAGCTCGAAGGCCTGCGCAAACTCACTTCACTCGAAAGGACGGCAAACCATGCGGA